CTGCCTTGACGACAACCACATCGAGGTGGCGGTCATCAATCGACGCGATCTCCTTGCCACCAGAGACAAGGCGGAACACACCGCCCTTGATGGAGATGCGCTTGGTCGAGGCACCAGCACTGCCGCCCGTCAGGGCTCTGGCAGTTTCAGACAGCTCGTTGTTGCGAGCGAAGGCGGGGACGTTGGAGGCGTTAAAAAGCGTGATATTGCTCATGGTTAACTCACTTGGACTTGGTTACACGAATTTCGAACTCGGTGTGCGAGTTCAAACCGGGTGGAACAACACCCGGGTTCTCTGACAGGAAGGTCGCCATGTTCGTCTGTGCGATGCGCTTCTCCAGCAGATCAACGACTTGGTGGTCAAGAATAAACTTCTTGAACGAGTCCCAGTCCTGCGTGTTGTAGCGCACCTTAGTCGAGAGGGAGACCGTCCCGTAAGATGTGTTGACAGACTTGAGCCCGAGGGCTTTCATCTTGTCTTTGATGGCAAAGCGCACCTCGTCTTGCTGAGCCTTGAGCTGCTCCACCGCAGTGTCATACTCTTTGGTCAGCGCGTCGATGCGTGATTTGATCTTGGTGTGGATTTTCACGAGGAGGTCGATGGGGACCACTTCGTCTTCAGTTTCCGTCATGTGCTTTCTCCTGTTGTTTTGTCAAGCGTTGGACAGTTTACACGGGTTTTCGGCTTTTGCAAGTACCTCCTTTCATGATCTGATCTCCGACTCAAACATGGCTGTGAGCAGGTCGTTGTCATCGACGCGGGCCGTCAGCGCCTTGAACATCTTGCGCTCGATGGGCGAGCTCTGGATGTGCACCACTGTGACCTTGTCGCTGTTCTGGCCTTTGCGGTCAGCGCGTGCGATGCACTGGATGTACTGCTCAACAGACATCAGCGGGCCATAGAAGACCACCGTGTCGGCTGCGGTAAGGGTAATCCCGTGTGCCGTTGCTTGCGGCTGCATGATAAGCACCCTGGGGTTGGGCTGCGTCTGGAACCTGTGGATGATGTCGCCGCGCTTGGTCGCGCTCACACTGCCGTGGATGACCTCGGCCGCAACGCCCTTCTTGGTCAGGTAGTTGTGGATGGTGTCGATGCTGGAGCGGAACATGGCGAAGATGATGACCTTGCGCTCGGTCTCCTCAAGCACCTCCTCGATGACGCCAAGACGCGGGGCAGCATCGAACTCAACCACCTCCTTCTCGTCGGTGTAGGCTGCGCCACAACTGATCTGCAGCAGCTTGCTCACGCCAGCAGCGGCGTTGACCGCTGTGATGGTTGCCCCGGCTGCGTGCACCAGCATCTGGTCCTTGAGCAGGTTGTAGTACTTGTTCTGCTGTGGGGTCAGCGCAGCCTCGCGTGTGAGCGTCATCACAGGCGGCAGGTCCAGGCACTGCTCCTTGGTGAACCTGATCGCAGGCTGCAGCGCGTTGAACACGTCGTCCTTGGCTGTGGGCTTGGGCGCCCACTTGAACATCGTGAGCTTGTACATGACCTGATCGCGCCAGCCCGTGAAGAACTGCGGCACCCCTGTCGGGTTGACCAGCTTGGCCAGCCCGTACGCATCCGATGGCGACTGCGATGCTGGTGTGCCCGTCATCATCCACAGGTACGAGTCGGGGCGCACGATGGACTTGAGGGTCTTCCACCGCTTGGTGGTCATCGTCTTGTATGCGTTGGCCTCATCAACGATCACAAGGTCGAACCTGCCGTCTGCGTTGATCTCTTCTGCGATCAGGTTGAGCCCGTCGTAGTTACAGATCACAAACTCGTAGTCCGACTGAATCATCTCGATGCGCTTGGCAGCTTGCGCGTGGTGCGCGACGATGGCAGAGCGATGAATGATTGAGTTGTTCAGGTCGCCCATCCACGCGCTGTGCATGATCGACAACGGACACAAGATAAGCGCACGCCGCACAAGTCCACGCTGCATCAGGTAGTCTGCAGCCCACAGCGCCGACAGTGTCTTGCCCGTGCCGGGGTCGTTGAACACGAAGGCTTTGCGGTGCACCGTCAGGAACGATGCGGTCTCAACCTGATGCGCCATAGGCTTGTAGCGCCCTGGCCAGTTGTAGCGCCGTGTGATGGGCGAGGGCACATCTTTGACGCCCAGGTTGCGCAGCACCCGCACCTCATCGAGACCCCAATACACAGCGATCTTGTAGGTGTCGCCGTCTTGGTCAAGCACCTTGTGCTTGGGGATGATCTGGTACTTGTCTGGGTTGCGCGTCCTAAAGACGACTGCCTTGTCCTCAACTATCTCCATTTACTTTCTCCTGTGCTTAGAAGTTCTTGTTGAAAAATTCATCGACTAACACTTCAAACTCTTTGAGTTTGAACCTACCACCATCACCTTCATTGGGACCGTTGATACGCAGAATGAACAACTCGTCGTCGGAACGACACAGCTCAAAGTCGTCGAGGAATAGGGCGCTGGGTGCCTGCCTACGCGCCTCGGTCCACACGAAGTAGGCATTGTTGATACCGATCAACTTCTGCTCGGCAGGCGAGATGCTTGCCCACCACTGTTCAAACATCATTTGTTGTCTCCTTGGTTGGCGCTCTTGCTGCGAAGGCGCAGGTTACCGGGCGATGTCTTGCCTCCTTTGCGCAGCGGCACCTTGTGGTCGATGTCCTTGCCGCTGCGGTCGATGCCCTGCTTGTCGTAGAGCCTGCGAGCCTTCTGCCGCTCCAGTTGGTCAGTGGTCTCGCCGCTGGCCTTCTGCAGCTTGTAGGCGTGTTTGTAATTGCGTTTGCCGTTGGTCTGTGTCATGGTTGACTCCTTGTGAAATAGTTTGAGCAAATTTCTGTAGCCGACTAAGGTGCTGCACTACCGCTTCGTGCACATCCTTGCGGGTGGAAGGTCTGCACATCGCTTCAAAATCCAGTATCTTGATGTGCAGGGTGCGCATATCGGGGGATAGCCCGACTGTAAATGCGTTTTTTGCTTTCTTTCGGTGTATGGGCGCAGTCATGGTTTACTCCGTTGTTTTGTGAGTTGCTTCAACTAGGACCTAGCAGGTTTCGCTTCATGCTGTGCCCGCTGACGAATTCATCTCCACCCATGAGGCCGTAGGCCTCGTAGCGTGCGGTGCTTTCGTTGACAGGCTCGTAGGTTGCTTCAAAGATGGATGGCTTACATGGGTAGAGTTCTCCCGCCACGCCCTTGATGATCCAATCACCAAGATTAGCCATCATCTGCCCTTCAAGGGTCTCAATAAAAACATGTTCTTTTGTGAAGTCCACAAAACGCTGGCCGGGGTCAATTGCCCGGATTGCATCCATTGCTTGCGGTGTGCCGTCCCAATGAACGGCCTCGATGACCACAGGTTTTTTTCTAAATTTCATGTCAACCTCTCTTTCGGTTATGTTCACACGTTGTCACCGGACACCAACCGCACAGCGGTGTCGGCTTGGGGTTCCACACCCCGGTCTCATGCGCCTGCTCGATGCGAGCCACGCGCTCTCTGTAGTCCCACCAATGCTCCTCGGCTTCACCTACCATGAAGCTGGCCTTGGCGATGTCTTCCTTGACCACGAACAGCAGCGCGCCAGAGACGCGCCGGATGTGGGGGAAGTGGGCGAACACCATCAGCGCCATGAGCTTGAGCTGCTCGCGGTCTGGGTACTTGTTGTTGCCCGACTTGTAGTCCACCACCCTGGCCGTGAGGTTCTCGTCGTCGATGATGAGCAGGTCGGCAATGCCGCGCACCCACACCTCCTTGTCCATGAACCCGCAAGGCTTCAAGTCCTTGGTCACGCCCATCTGGTGCTCGCACAGTTTCCTGCCCGGTTTGGCCATGAGCGCATCAAGCGTTCCTTGCAAGAACGCAAACTGCGGCGGCAGGGGCGTGCCCTCCTTGATGTACAGCTCCGCTGCCGTGTGTAGCTCCTTGCCGTAGATCGTTGCGTCTGTGTCCTTGAACGGATAGTTCTTGAGCACCGTCGTTTCATAGTACTGCCTGGGGCACTGCTCGTATTTTTTCAACGCCGAGTGAGACCAAGTGACTGTCTTCATCAAAACCTCGCTGTACGTATTGCTCGGGCCAGTCGCAGAGCGAACTCTTCGACGAACCGCTCGCGGTTGTTGAGCTCATGCTCGCCCATGCTGTGCAGGATGGCGTGTGTCAGCTCGTGCCAGAACGTCTCCTCCAGTGCCGACAATCTGAACGGCACGCCGTGGTGCGTGCGCCGGGCCAGCTCGATCTTTTGCGTGTCGTAGGTGATACGACCGATCTCACTCTTCCTGCGCATCGACTCAACAACATCGACGCTGTACCACTTGCTGCCCACCTGTATCTTCTTGGGCAGTACCAGTTGCTTCATGCTTTCTCCTTTACTTCTTTGCCAGCCCGTAGCGGCGATGTGCGCCGCCCTCAACTGCCAGTGGAACCCCGGGCATGTACTTGGGCTCCACGGTCATCTGCGCCAAGACCCAAGTCTTGGCTGCATCCACTTCCTCGTCGGGCACCACGACGATCTGTTCATCATGCACTGTGCCTGCCACAAAGTACTTCTTCGAAGTACGTAGCATCCCGTCCGTCATCACGATCCGCGCCAACGCTTGGGTCACGTTGTTGGTGATCTTGCCGGCATACAGCTTGGTCTCGTCCTCGCCGTACACCCAGCTCTTCTGCTTGGTCTCCTTGTCGGTGACTTGGCGCAGGTTGGAGTACAGCAGCGACATGCCGTTTGGCAGCACGATCTCGTTCTTGCGGAACGTTAGACATTTATACACCACCTCTTCGCCACCGGCAAGGGACTTAGTTAGTAAGCGGTCACACATGTCCCAGAAGCTCACCACGGGGTGGGCCGTGGCCCGGTAGATGTCGATGATCTTCTTGGCCGCCACGCAGTGCACCAGCAGCTCCCGCTCGGTGCAGGTGTGCGGTATCTCTTGGAGCTTCGTGACGTTGTCCTCCCAGCCGATGAACCGTTCGATGTACTCGGAGGTCACGTCCAGCTTCTTGGCAAACGCCTTGTCGTAGCGCACAGGCGGCGCACCCAGGAAGCCCACCAGGAGCTGCGAGGCGAAGCTCGCCCACCCCAGACCATACCCACACCCCAGCAACGCGCTCTTGGCCGACTGGCGCAGGTCTGGGTGGCTGTCCTTGGTCATGCCGGGGATGCCGAACATCTGCGCACCGAACTGGGCGTATGCGTCCTGGCCCGAGCGGAAGATGTCCAGCAGCTCGTCGTAGTCCGACAGCCACGCCAGCACCCGGGGCTCGATCTGCGACAGGTCGCCCACCAGAAGCTGGTGCCCCTGCGGAGCCATGATGGCTTTGCGCAGGAAGCTGCCGCGCTTGAGGTTCTGCATGTTGATGGCCGAGCCCTTGGCTGCCGTCCACCGGCCCGACTTGGCACCGTAGTAGGACAGCGGCACCGGCAGCGGGCCGCGCTGGGAGATGTCCAGAAACCGCTGCGCACGGGTGCGCTCGGTGGTGGACTTGACCTTGAGCCGGGCCTCGCACAGCGCCCGCACGTCCTCGTCCTCGCCATTGAGCAGTGCTTGGAACAGCGCGTCGTTCTTGGCCAGGGCCAGCGTGTCCTTGCCCGTGGTCTTGCTGACCTTGGTGGGCGCCACAACGCCCATGCTGAGCAGGATGTCAGCGAACTTGGGGTTTGACGCAAGCTCTGCCTCCTCAACGCCCAGCTTGGCCAGCAGCCCCTCACGGTGCTTGCCCTCCTCGGCCAGCGCCTCGATCAGCATCGACCTGTCGAGCTGCAACACCGGGCGGGTGTACATCTTGAGGGTCATGTCGATCAGGCGCAGCTCCGACTTGGGGTAGCCCTCGACGAGGCGTTCAAAGATTTGCTCGCACAGGAACACGTCGTGCTTGCAATAATCAGCCAGCTCCTTCTCGATCTGCGCGTCGATCTCCTCCAGGCCGTCCGTGCTGTGCACAGCGCGTCCCTTCTCGGGCAGACCGAAGTCTGCGGCCAGCTTGGCAAGGCTGTTGCCCACCTCTACGCCGCGCAGGGCGCGGGCCATAGACAGAGTGTCGAAGATGAAGCAGGGGTGCACGCCGTAGCGCCACTCAAGGATCGACACATCGAACTGGGCATTGTGCGCAAGCACAGCGGTCTTGCTCCAGTCGTAGGTCGCCAAGATACGCGGCAGCTCATCACCCCTGTACCACTGGATGGCAGTCTCACTGCCGTACTCATGGACGCAAGCGCCGAACGCTTTGAACCGCTTGTCGCGGATGTATTCCTCTGTGGTCAGCTTGGACAACGTGTAATCGCGCTTGTCCCAGCGCGTTTCGAAGTCAATGCTGACGATGGTCTTGTATGGTGCGCTCATTGTTTTCTTTCGTGCGTTTTAAAGCGGCTTCGGCAATTGCTGCGGCCAGCTTTGGGTCTTCTTTGTGCAGCAGCGTCATAAAACGCAACAACCACGAGGCGTCAAACTTATATGGTTCGTCCATTGCCGCCTGTATCAGCTCGACAATTTTCTTTCTGCTCGTTGTCACTTTCTTTCTCCTGTAGTAGTTGTGCAAACCTGAGCACCCTGCTGCGCCAACTTGCGTAGCTAGTGCGCGATGCGTCGTATATAGAACTGAGCCCGGCTTGGGCTGCCAGCGCCAGGATGCGGCGCTCCTCTTCTTCTTCGTATTTCAATTAAACATCTCCTTTGGTGGTGCGTCTTTGGTGTTGAGGTATCCCAAAAAATCGTTGGCTCCTTCCATAAGTGTGGCCGCCATCATGGGCGTGCAGTTGAGTGAGATGAAGCTGTCGATGGATGCGTCGCTGCCCAGGACGATCACAGCGCAGTCGCTGGTGTCTTTGTCGTAGCAGCGTGTGATGGCATAGAGGACGGAGCGCAGGTGCACGCGCTCAGCATCGGACATCTTGGCGACGATGCGCTCGATCTCGTGCTCTTGCTGCTCTCCGGTCATGATGGTGTTCATTGCAGTTCTTTCTGTAGTGTGTCCATGTTGGTCTCGTTGATCACAAGGGCGATGCCGCCAGCGGCGCGGATGCGCGCCAGATGCAGCTCTTGCAGTGCGGTGGGTTTGTTGCTACCTGCCTTGGCCTCGACCGCAATGAAGCGGCCTTTGTGGCAGATGACGAAGTCGGGCACGCCTGAGTTGCCGTAACCTGTACCGATTGGCATGGCGTAGTAAGCGCCTGCTGCATCGAGCAGCTTACGGATTTGCTTCTTGACTTTTACCTCGGGCGTGGCGGCCATGTATAGCTCCTAGAAAGGTGCGGGTTCTGCGTCGAGTAGTGCTTGTTTTTTGTATGCCTTGTGCGTTCGCTCAAGTAGTTTACCGTCCACTCTCGTGAACGGCCACGCCCTTGCGAAGTTTACGTTTGGGTTTTGGCTCTGTGATCGCAACTTCTTTGGTGTTGAAGCTGTGCTCGTTGAAACAGATGCGGCGTCTGATGGGGACACCGTCAACCGATTTGGTTTGTTCGACATCACTTGGGGCTCCGCACAGTGGGCATTTCATTTAGTACCTTTTCCTCTAGTTCTTTGCGCTGTGTCCATGCAACGTGGTGCTGCCTCAGACGCCTGCGCTTGCTCTCGTCGAAACTGTTTTGTTTGGGGCTGACATCTGTCGGCCTGTGTGGGGCCAGCAGTGCCTCGCGTGTTGCCTGTGCATCAGCGCCAATGAGCCCGGCGTAGGTGGGAAACGTCGTGTCCTTGTCGAACAGCCATGCGACGGCTTCTCGCGCTTCGGAGTCCGTGCTGCGCCTGTTGGACGCATCGTCGATAGCTTGCGCTATGACAGCGGCGAGAAGCCTTGCACTGGCCACGGTCTGTGGGTGTGCGTCGGCATGTGTTGATATGAAGTCGATCATCAGTCGGTACCTCCTGTCTTAATATCTTCTTGCTCCTCGACATAACGTCCCCACACATGCTCCAGCAAGGAAGCTGCTTGGTTGAGCTTATGGATGAGCGTCTTGTGTTGGTGCTCATCCAACCCATCGGCGTACCCACGCAGCCATGAAGCAGTGGTGAAGTATTGCAGTTTGTTTGGGTCCATCATTCTGGGTCTCTCCATAGGTCGGGCGTTGCCCACAAAAACAAGCACTCCCATACTCTGGGGTGTTCAGGGTGCAGCCGTTCGTGATAAAGCTGGGCCAGTGCAAGCTGGTTGTCCCGCGCAAGCGACCACCACTCTTCGGCGGTGTACGGGGGGTACTTGCGGGTCATTTGTTCTCCACTCTTTCATACGTGGCTTCAAAAATGTCCGGCTTGCAGGGGTAGTGTTCGCCTTTGACTCCGGTGATGATCCAGTCGCCGGGGGTTACAAACATCGGCCCCTCAAGGGTATCGACCCTTGGACGATCACTGAGTTGTCCCATCCAGACGGCAGGGTGGTCGCCCATCTTGAACCACTGCGTGGCCTCGATGACCACGGGTTTCTTTCTGAATTTCATTTCTCCACCCCAAATGCTTCGCGGATCAGGTCGGCAGAATGGAACGGCTCGGCTTCGTATGCAATGTCAGCGCAACGTGCAGCGACAAGGGCGGCGAAGCGTTCAAGGTATCGTGGTTCTAAGAAGCGAACCTCAAATCCGTTGTCGTGCGCCCCAGCCCGCCGCGCCATCTTGATGATGTCTTCTTTCATTTCTCATCCCTCCATGTGCCATCTTTAAAGATGAAC